GATGAGTAGTTCAGGGTCTCGCCCTGGACTGCCTCTCCTGTGATGTCGATCCTTGCCGTCTCCTCTCCGTCGACCATAAGGATCATGGACGGGTCTACGATCGGACCGCGGAATGTAACTGTAAACGGTGCGTCAACAGATCCGTCATTCTGTACGGATACAGATCCGCCTACTACAGAACGGAAGGATGCAGGCCACTTGTACGGATACTGTGCGTAATTGCCGTCACCGCCGATGACGACGGACATCGTGACGACCGCGTTAGCATACCAGAGGCCTTTTGTGACGAAGGTGACCGGGCACTGCAGCACGCCGCCCTCTGTGATCTCTGTCTTTTCGTAGGATACCAGGTCGACATCACGGAGGTACTCCCCTGCGTCTGTGGTGTAGACCAGTGTCAGCCTGGAAGACCCGCGGATGAATTTCAGAAAATCGGCAGCAGCCTCGTACGGGGACTTAGCCGTAAAGATGATGCTGCCGCTGATCTCCATCTGCTTGTCTTTGATGTAATTGCGGACAAAGCTGTAGCCGAGGCGCATATAGCCGTAGTCCATTTCATAGCCGAGGCCCTCCGGCTCATGCAGGAAGGCCGTGTCGGGCACGTTGAGGCTGTACTCTCGCGCATATTCGTTTCTGAGTTTAAAGTTCCGAATCACAGCATTGCCCCCAGTTCTGAGTTTACGGCGGACGTTATAAGCCGCCCGTCGAGATAGGTGTTGCTTGTGACGTTGACTGTTGCTGTCCGCTGAGTGCTTCCGGCCATAGCTCCGGCGAGGTTGTTCATCTCATCGGTGACCAGATGCATGTTGTCCCGGATGCCCTGGGCATACAGCTTCATCATGTCAGGTGCGAATGTATGGAACCGACTCAGAGGACCCTTGTCAGGCTCGGAGAATCCGATGAAATCACTCACCGCGTCTGCTACATCAGAGACAATATCCGTAACGGCGTGAATCTTTTCCCGGATGCCGTCGACAAAGTTGCTGATAAGATCGCGGCCCCATGTAAGAGCCTGTTCCGGAAGGCCCTTGATAAAGTCAACAGCCTCCCCGATCTTCGTGGTGATGGTTTCTTTGATGCTGTCAACATTGCTCTTGATGGTTTCAAGCATGTTTTCGACAGTGCTTTTGATATTGCCCCAGATCTCCTCGACCTTTGCTTTGATGTTGCCCCAGATATCTTCCCAGATACCCTTGATGCCGTTCATCACTGTGTCGATGGTGGTCTTGGCTGCTTCGATGCCCGCGCTGACGATCTCTTTGATGCCGTTCCAGAGGTCGTCTACAAACTTCTTAATGCCTTCCCATACTCCGGTCCAGTCGCCATTGATGGCAGCCATGACGATGTTGAGGACGTCCTTGACCAGATTGATCGCTACAGAGATAGCTGTATAGATTGCCGTCCAGATGGACTGTGCGACGTTCAGGATGGTACTGCCCCAACGCTGCCATGCAGCCTGCACGACCGAGATAAACTTCTGAATGGCCGCCTGGATCACCTGAATGACCATGGTGATGACCTGCTGGACCTGCTGCCAGATGTCGTTTACCTTGTTCCGGAAGTCCTCATTATGCTGATACAGAAGGACCAGTGTCGCAATAACTGCTGTAATCACTGCAATAATTGCCAGAACTGGAGCACCGATTGCTGTGATCGCTGGAATCAGCGTTCCGGAGATGAATCCGGCCAGCTTTCCGATATGCAGCACAATTGTGCCGACTGAATTTATCACAGTGCCTATGATGATCAGCAGAGGTGCAATAGCAGCGACCACAAGACCGATGACCATGATGACCTGCAGGATGTTCGGGTCGACCTCTCTGATCTTCTCCAGAACCTGTCCGATCAACGCGGTTACCTGCTCAACAGTAGGAGCAAGGTTTTCCGCGACCTTTGCGCCGACTTCCATCATCGTGGCGCTGAAGGCAGCCTTTGTCTCGTCAATCTTATCGTTTACAGAATTGATGGAGTTCAGTGTATCCCCGGAAAGGATCAGACCCATGTCCTGAGCCTGCTGTCCGTACTGCTGCAGGGCTGCTCCACCGTCATCGATGACGCCTGCCAGACTGTCCGCAGACTTTCCGAAGAGATCCATTGCAAGCTGATCGCGTTCTGTCTCGTTCGATACCTGGCTTAATGCGCCGATAGTGTCATAAAAGACATCGATCGCCGGACGCATCTCGCCGGTCGTGGCATCTCTGACACTCACGCCCAGCCTGTCCCATGTGGCCTGTACGTCCTTCGAGTCTGAGTCCATGTTTTTCTTCATCTTCTTCATGGACCCGACGATATCATCGACGGACACGTCGACCATATCGGAGGCATACTGCATCTTCTGCAGGTCGTCCGTGCTGATGCCCGTCTGCTTTGACAGGGTGTTCAGGTCATCTGCTGCGGTGACGGCTTTGTATCCGAGTCCGGCAAGGCCGCCCACAAGAGCACCGGCTGCGGCGGATACCGGAGCAAACGCTTCACCGGCTCCCTTGACGCCATTACCGACGTCCTGGATCTTCTTACCCGCTGCCTGAAGCTGTTGAGCAGATACGGAGCCGAACTCCTTCATCTTGTCGTTGAGGGTTCCCAGCTTCTGCTCTGTCTCGATGATCTCACGCTGCAGGCCGTCCCATTCTGCGGTCCCCTCGGAGACCTGCCCCTGGGCGTCTTTTAACTGCTGTAAACGGTCCTTTGTTTCGCTGATCGCATCCTTGAGGAGCTTCTGCTTCTGTGTGAGCAGTTCAGTGTTGCCTGGATCCAGCTTTAAAAGCTTGTCAACATCTCTGAGGGCTGTCTGAGTATTCTTTATTTGACTGTCGACGTCTTTGAGGGCCTTCGATAGCTTTGTAGTTTCGCCATCGATTTCAATCGTGATGCCCTTAATATTTGATGCTCCCATAAGTTACCTCAGAATCTATCAAAATCCGCCTGCGTGGCCACTTGTTTGTACTCCGTGCCGTCATTGGATGATTCTGTGATGACATCCATCACGTCACCCATGCTTAAGACTTCCATGTCATCGATATGCAGGCCGAGCTGTACAGCCCGGAGGAAATACAATGCTGTGGTCAGATCGCGGTCAGTTGCTCTTATTTTTTTTTAGACACAACAGACGTCTTGCTGTTATTCATCCACATTCCGATGATATCGCCTGCCGCGCTGAGCACGTCGGCCTCTTCAAACTGGCAGAGCCAGTCGATAAAGTCATCGTATGTGACCTGGTTAAAGTTGGCACATTCTGCCTGAAGCGCCATGATAAATGCGACCTGTTTGATGGTATCGACATCAAATTCATCTGCGGACATAGCCTTGAACGACATAAGCAGATCCTTGTGAAAGACCTGCTTATATCGTATCGGGGTCGCGGCATTGCCGCAGAGTCTTAAGGAATTGCTGCCGATCTGGACAGCGCCGGTCATTCTTCTGCCGTCGGTACGTAGACCGCGGTGTACCAGCCTGCATACTGAGTCGCGTTTGTCTCAGTGCAACGAGCCTTGACCAGGTCATGACCCAAAGCTGCTACATGGATGCTGGATGCGGTGATGCTGATGGACTCGGTCTGCGGCTCGGTGGTGTCATCGGTAGTCTGACCGGAAACACTCGGACGAGTTGCAGAGCAGTTATAAAGGACGTGTCTGGTGTTGTTCTCGTCTCCCTCAAACTGGAAGAGCAGAGCAAACGGGCTGCCCTTTGCGTCGGATGCCTCGACCAGGACGCCGTTGGTGTCCTCAATCTCGCCGAGGATATCCTTGCGGAAGGAATCAGGGATCAGAGCGGATTCAAACTCGCCGCTGTATCCATTATTCGCCTGGCCGACCCAGTAGTCGACGTTGTCTGCTCTGAATTTTGTGGTGTCACCCTCAGCGTCCAGAGACAGAGAAACAGCGCCCGGCCATGCTACAGGGTTCTCGTAGGTTGCGGATCCATCTGCAGCGATGGTGGCCTTTGCGTAGTACACGCCCTTAAGACCATATTTGACCTTGTTAGCCATTTATTAAAACCTCCATTTCATACACGGTTTCGTGCATTTTCTCAGAATCGATAAACTGCTCCGACTTGCGGTAAGCAAGCGAAGCAGCTGTCAGTGCGTCCTCGATCAGGCCTTCATAGTAGAAGTCCTTCGCGTCGGAATAGAACTCGATCGTCAGCTGTACGATCTTCTGGTAGTTGATACCGTCGGCGTACATGTCGTTCGAGTCCTCATAATAAAAGCAGATGAACGGCGGGACCTG